AAATTCCTGAATCGAGCAGCAACCAATTTTTGATGTAACCGAGCTCAGCCCAACGCTTCTCAGAGCCTACAATCGCTTGGCCTTTATATATATCGTTGCCTGCGTTTTTCGCTGCGATTACAGCCGCGTCAAAGTCGTAATAAGTAGCAATAATTGAAGTCATGTTTTTCTCCCGTTTAGGAGGAGCACCGCGCCCCTCTATGGTTCCCATCTTAGCAGAACCATCATGGGTGTCAACCACTTTGGATGACAAAAGTGAAAATAATTTAACATTTAATTTTGAGGTTTTTGAAGTCAGGCCAGCCAAACTCTCCGCTGGTCTCGTTAAACAGGCACACCATTTCAGCGTACTCTGTAGAGGCTCTCTCTGCCTCGATTTGATCTTGCTTGCTGGCATAGCTCATTCCAAGAATTAGAGCCAGAATTCCTAAAGCGATTGCGATGTCTTTTGCCATGAGATTCTCCGTCGGGCCCCGAAGGGCCCTGCTTGTTAGATTATTGACGCCTTGCTTGGGCGCTTGAAAAAGCCGAACTTAGTGTCATCGTCAGACTGGATAACAGTGGCTGTGAGGGTGATACGCAAGCCCTTGAGATCAATCTCTTCGCTGCAAGCGTAATCTTCTACTGACGACGGGATGCTGCCAAAAAGTTTGAATCCACGGTCATCCTTGATAACGCACTTGAGCTGAGTGCCCCAGTCGTTGTCGTAAAACTTTGTGGATACGATCACGCCAGTGATTTGAATGCGGCCTTCTGGCACGTCTTCGGCGTTAGCGCGTTCCTGTTCGTTCTTGGCCTGCCACTTAGCGCGGTTCTCTTCAGCGCGAGCGATGCACTTGCGTACAGCGTTGCACTGGCCCTCAGTAAGCTTGCCGAACTTCTCAAAGGCATTGCTGAGGCTTAACGCAAAATCGTTGTTTTCACTGTTGTAGTGAACCCAATCAAGGATGTCGTTCGCATCTTCAACTGTAGCAAAAAATGTTTTTTGCGCGTTTGAAATGATTGCGCGGTGACGGCCATTTTCCCAAGCTTGTAAATTTACTATTGGCATTTTGCTTCTCCCGAAAGCTGCGCCCCCGAAGAGGCGCGATTTGTTTAAGATATGTTTCTGAGATAAAGATCAAGAAACTTTTCCTGCTCGTTTTTTGGCAAGCAATTTACTTCCGTATCTAACCAAACTGCTTGTTCTGGAGTTATATCCTCTCCCCAAAAGTTTGCAATGCTTAGTAGAGATTTTGCGTTATATATTTGATTTTCCATAATTTTCTCCGTCATATGAGCTGCACCGTGCCGCTCTATGGTTCCCATTGTACGGAATTGGATACCGGTGTCAACCATTCTGTATGACAAAAGATAATTTATTTTTGAAACATTGTATCAATTTCGCGTTCTCTGAGAATCGCTCTTTCAAAGGCTTTGCACTCTGGGCAGTACCAGCCAACACGGTAGGGAACGTAGGTGTCATCTGTGGAGCGGTGATTGAATCCTATTACTTCGCCGGCTGTCTTGCCGCAGCGGCAGGGCTTTTCTCTGAGATCATCCATTTAACTGCCCCTTTGCTAGATTCCATGTTAACGCCGTGTAACCCCACAGCTCTGATGCTTTGACTGGATACGCATTTGCAGGGTGCGGTAGGACTGAGTGGGGCCAGTAAGTCTTTGCGAATAGCTTTGGCAGGCGGTCCAGTTCAGCAAATGTCTTGAGCTCTGTGCCTGACTCTGCCAGCACCTTGACGCCGGCTTCTTGTTTAGCTCCTAAGTACAGTGTTCCGTCTGAGTAGTAGTGGTTAACCTTGTTTATGTTCATTACTGTATTGCCTTTGGTGGGTTAGGAGGTTTTGCGAGCAAGCAAGCCCCAACCCACAGGGTAGTAGGTTTCGGGACGTTGCATTGCCTTCGGAGCCGTCAGTGTGGACAGCGAGGCCGCATCAATGAGTCAGTTGATACAAGCAAGTCTGCAAGGGATGCTGCTCCATCCCCCCGCGCCGCATTCAGACTTTTCGCAAGTTGCGGTGCCTCCGCGCTACTCTTTTGAGGCTTTAAACTGCGCTCGGTGAGGGACCCCTTTCGGGTGACATATCCTTCGCAGTCGAGTCGGTGACTCAAGATAAGGTGGGGTGGGGTTATGACTATTGCCAGATGTTGTGTATAATCGGCTTGTCGGGTTCCTGCTTTCCACTCTTGAGTCGGATTTAGGGCTGTCAACCCACCGACGTTTTGTGATGTTATTCCCCTTTTGAAGTGATTTCAAGCCCCTCCCCACAAGGGGCTTTTTTTTATTGGTTGCGTTCTGATATTTCTTGATCTATTAGGAACTGAGCGTACTGGATTACTTTTCGCAGATCTTCAATACCGCCCTTAGCCCGCCAGCGCGAAACGTACTTAACGATGTTGCCTTCGCAATAGCCTAACTTATTCTCAAGAACGTATTGAATCGGTTCAATCTTAAGGCTTGAATAATGTGTGCCACCCACTTGGTGCGATGGTTTGATCATCAATGTATCTCCACGTCTTCTGACTTCATATACTCGCTGAAATCGTCCCAGAGGTCTGACTGCATGATGTATTCAACGTAATCAGTGCAAAGCAGCATCATCGTGCCAACGGCTCTCTGAGCCTCTTCATTGAGATCATGAAAACCATTCTCCATAAACCCATCAAGCTCCTCAGCGCTCATCGAAAATATGTGTTTTTCTTTCATCTGAATTTCCTCTCATATAGTCGCTTTCGGTAATTAAATATCTTTTTTACCCGTTTCAGATACTCAATGGTAAATTTTCTGGGATTATTATCCATTTCTAACTGCTCTACGCGCTCTACGCCGATCCTGCCTACAAGTCCCTTGCGGTACTCTACGACGTTACCTGAGAGATGCCGGTTGCATTTGACGCACTGGCTGAATACATTGAGCAAGTGATACCTAAGATGGCTTGCGCTGCCACGGCTGCGGTAGTGACCGGCGTCGAACTTACCTCCTTGCACCGTGTCTCCCTGAGCGGTCCCGCAGCTTATGCAAGGCTTATTCCGGTCCCTGACTCTTATGTAGGCGTTGAACGCAGCCTGCGCCTCCTTAGTGTAATCTGAGGCGGTCTTAAGAGATTCCTTAGCAGCTTTCGACTCACGCGCATACGACAATTTGGCAGTTTTTTTAGCCTGATTTGTCTTAGTGTATTCGTGCAGGTGATCCCAGCTGCAAAATGCGTAAATGCCGCCAACAACCACCTCGCTTTCAGGCAGTTTAAAGCGGCATAATTTACATCTTCTTGTCTTCATCAAAGGGCCTGTTGCCAGCGAGACACACCATCGTCTTCATAGCTCTATCAAATGTAACCCTGTCCATTTTCGCAGACTTAGCTTTGAGCAAAGCCAAGCTAAACTTCATGCTGGTGACAGGAAACTTTTTTAATGTAGCTATACATTCTTTTGATGGCATCCACTCAATTAATTGCTTCATCTTAAATTCATCTCGGCGCGTTTGGTTGATTCTTGAGTGCGCCAAGTTTCAAATTTCATCTGCCAAATTGACAGCTGGTGCTTGAGACTTACCGCTTGCTCAATCGCTACCCTCAAGCCGTCTAAAAGCTCAAGGTACTCAGGATGAGAGTAAGCGTATCTTTCTTGCGCTGCAATAGGTAGCTTAGGGTTCTCTCTTTCAGCTTCTGCCATAAGCAAAGCTTTCTTAGACTTTCTAAACTCCATTAAGTATTGCCGGCTTGCTTCAGACTCGGCGTACTTACGAGCGGTTTCTTCTAGCTGCTCGAATTTCATAGGCACTCACCACATAATCTTTTACCCAGTCCCTTATATCTTCTGGGACCAAAAAAAGCGCCTTTCGGCGCTCCTCCCTTTCCTTAATCTTCATTATCTCTTCCGCGTGATGACGCGGGCGCTTGAAATTGTTCATTTTCCACCGTTAGCTTGCTCTTAGTCGGAGAGCAGATCTCAATGATAGAATCGTAGGGCTCTAAGTCATCAAATGAGCACACGCCAAAATCGCCGTTTAGCTCGATAATGGCGTAGCTCTGCTGATACTTATCTGCCCTCCATGAAGCTTCCTCAATCGCTTGTAGTGCATAAGCAAACTTACTTATAGCGGTCATCGTTACCTAACTCCAGAAAACTAAGCGGCTCCATATTAAGCTCTTTGCTAATTTTAACTACTAAAGACAACCTAGCATCAGGCTTGTATCGCCACTTGTGAATTTGCTGCCTGCTGACCCCAAGCTGCTCGGCCAGCTGGGCTGACCGAACTCCTGTGATCAATTGGGCTACGCGCAAAGCTTTGCCAAAATCCATGATCACTCCTTAAAATGGTAAGTCGTCGTCAAAGTCATCAATAGGTGACTCTACCGCTGGAACAGGCACAGTGCTTGGACCGTTTAAGAGCTCTGCTAGAGCATCAGATCCAATGCTTGCGTCGCCTTTGATTAATGGACGCTTAGGCGCTGACGGATCAGGCTTATTCGTGTAAGCGCTGGTCCTGATTTTAGGAATATGGAACTGGCACTTAGGGCAGGTAAAGCTGCCGCTGCCTGTAGTGTGAGGGGCCTTTTCGTTTTTGCGATCAGTGTTTTTCCATGTCGCAAATTCAAAAACAGTAATAAAGTTACTCATTTTAACGTCTCCGTCAGTTCATTAATTTTAATTGCAGTTTCTATTAGCAGTTCTTCCGCTGCGGCCAGCAGTTTATCGTCCCGCTTGACGTGTAAAACAAATGGGCTCATATCAGGATGGTAAGCGTAGAACCACCAGCTAGATCTTCCCGTCACGAGCATACAACCTTGGACCTGTTGAACGTATGCAGACGGCAGAGTGCCAGACCTTTTGTATGCTATCATGGTTGACGCGGAAGGACACTTAATTTCCAATCCGCAGTCCTCTCCTATGATTAATGCGTCAGGCGAGCAGCCTATTTCATAGTCGTCCATCTTGATCAGGCCAACCTGTTCAGTAAGCAAGCCTGTCTCCAGCTCAAACATATCCCTAGCCTCGGGCTCAAGATCATTGCCGCGCTGCATGGCGTCAGATTTAAAAGTTTCTGTAGGCTTTCCAGTAATGCGCTCAGCAACCAGTGTGTTGATAAGGGCGTCGGCTTGAGTAGAAGCTTTACCAGTGCCAGTAAATACCTTGCTGAAGTTACTAGCAGTAATTACGCCGCAACGCTGTGCGAGCCAATCGTCGCTGCCCTGAATGCAATCAATTATTCTTGGCACTTGGGGCCCCCTTGATCCATAGAGATAGTGCGTGTTTAAAGAAAACCAAACAAGGAGAACATATGCTCTCCTTATTTGAGCTTCGCTCTCGGCATAACTCGCAAACGTAATGGCTACCCTTCATTTTGAGCCTCTTTCTTTCTCTTTAGGTTACCGACAATGCGTAATGCTTTTTCTTGCGGGATTAGTTTAGTTTCAGAAACCTTGGCCCAATCAACGTAAGCTTGAATATCTTGGCCAACCTCTTCGCACAGAGAAATAATCTGCGACAAAGTTTCAGCCGTTACTAGCTCGGGCTCTGATTCTGCCTGCTCTAGTTGCTGGCTGTCGGCATCTTCTACGCCGTCAATAGGGATACAGAAGGCTTGGAACAGAAAGTATTTATACGCAGCGGTCATAGCCTTATTAACAGCTTTATCACTGGTATCAATAGCCTCGCCGTAGGCAGTGTGGCAGATAGAGTCTCCCTCCTGATCGTATAAGACAAAGCCGACCTCAAGTATGACGTGCGACGCAATACCGCCACGAGAAGTTTTGATGGTCTTTATGTCTTTATTCAATACATTAGGAATAATGAGAACGCCGTGCTCAGCGATGATCGGAGCCAGTGTGTTAAGCACGTCGTCGATACCACGGAACTTATAGCCTTGGTGACTATTCTCTTGGTTTTTACCGATTCCGACTTTAGATAGATCGGACTGGACAGCGCTGAGCGCCTTAAAAATGGTGCGTTGAGTCATCTTTTTAATCTCCGTCAGTTAAAAGAGATGACAGTATAGACCCCAGCATAGGGGTAATCAAGCAAAATAGATGACAAAAGTTAAAAATAATTAGATATACTACAGCTAGTGGACTTCTCCGTCAGTAGCCACTAGATCGCCCCTAGCTGGACTCCCGCCGGCTAGGGGCTTTCTTTTATGGATACTTTCCAGAACGGATCATGTAAGCAACGTCCTCTGCCCGTTGGCCAACCTGATCTGCCCACTTTGAATCAAGGAAATGATCCGCAGCCGCCTCAAAGTCATGATCGCCCATTGAAGCCAGCGCACGTTTGAAAGACTTCAATTTTGTCATACCTAGATTAAAGCAAAGGTTAATCATTGCGTCTTGACGGACCCTGCCCAGCTCTAAGTACCATTTGAAGTGATACTGTAATTCTCTGTCGCAACGACCAATATCGCTATCTAACAGATACATAACTTCGTCATGGCTCAACCCAATGGAGCTCAGATTTCTCCCCACGCCAATGGTAATATCACCAGTCAAAACGTCCTTATAAGGCTTTTGCTCAAAGCCTTCGTGCCTGATTATCAGGCGATGCAGCCTATTCATCGTTATTGAGATCGCTTAAAAATACCAGTGGCATTAAACAAAGTAACGACAGCAGCAGCAATATCATGCCCCACAGGACGGAGCTTATCAAAAGACTCGTCAATATCGTCAGCCTTTTCAATAGCCGCTTTAAGCATAACATCAAATGCAGCCAGCTTTTCTTTGCCTGCTCCATCATCAGGAATGGTTTCCTCAATTAGCTTAATTATTTCTACAGCCGTACTCCAAAGCTTTCGGACCCAGCTAAGATAAGTCAGTATGTTCATATCTTGCACTCCATAGTCAGTAATATGGCTTCTACGCCATAGATATTAGGCACAACGTGTACCCAATGCGGGTTGACTATAACAGGTTTGATACCAAGACTACACCCCGACCTTCTCAGATGTTGATAGTGTGAGCACCCAGTTGACAGCAGCAAGAATCCCAACAGCAACAGAATCAACGGTAGCCTCATCCATTGGTAACGCATAACCAAACGCCTCTGCCGCCTGAATAGCTGCCCAAATAGCACCTGTGAGCGCCGTAGCGGTGATCTGACGGCTTTTCCACTTGGCTGGGTCTGTAACTGCCTTGCCTTTCTGTAATAGCGTGATAGCCGCCTTTGCCTTCTTAATCATCTTCTACGTCTTCCAGTAAGTTATATGATATGGAGGTTTTATAGATGTCTAGCAGGCCGATAATCGTAATCTGATTAACGCCTAGCTCAATATAATGATCAACCCACTCACCTAAACGGTCTAACGCTTCCTCTGTTAAACGGTCATTCCGTACATCTGGAAACTCGATTGTGGTCATCCTAGATACCTGAAGGTTGCGCCGATTGCCGCTGCTAAAACTAGCCAGACTATACGCTCGGCTGATTTACCTTTAATGACGCTTTCAGACAAGCGATCTACCTTGTCGTCTAGGCCATTTACTTTAGATTCAATAGAAGACTGACGATTAAACACGGTAACTAACTGCTCCTCAACACGAGCTAGAGAAATAACCGCCTCCTGTAGCTTGTCAATTTTAGCTTCCACTCGGTGTAGTCGGTCTTCCATCTTCATACCTATAAAGTCAGGTCAGGAGCTTTACGAGTAGCTCTAATTTGGTAAACGTGGCGAAGCGCCTCTCCTCCGTCACGGTGAAATGTAATCTGCGTCATAACACTCGATGCTGAATAGCCATGACTTGCATGGTAAGAGTCTGGAAAAGCCAAGGTCCCGAACGATTCCACGAATACGCCATTATCAGTCTCTATCGCGTTCTGATGATGGATATGACCTACTAGCCATTTGCGGTAGTTAGTAGATGACCATTGGTCTGGTAGCATTCTTGGCAGGATAGCTGCCAGTTTAGGTGCTTTAACCCTATCACCGTGGTGTACAGCTATGAGGTTCTTGCCAAACTGTAGAGTGTGGAAAAAACCATGAGGCTCTAAGATATTAACCCTTGGCTCTTTCGCGTAATAAAACTTCAAAATCAAAGCCAGAGCAATAGCTGTATCTGAATCATGGTTACCACGAGCCATAATCACACTGACGTTTTTATGTTTAGATAACATTTTCTCAATAGCGAAGACAAACGTCTGCGCCGCTGTTTCTAGTACCACCTCAATGCGGGTATCTACGTCTAATCGAGTGCCGCCAAAGGTAGTTCCTGCCGAGCCGTTAGCGTGTATAAAATCGCCCACGTTTACTAAGAGACTATGCTGAGATGGCGTAGATACGCTTACCAAGTAAGAAATCCCCTCAAGATGAGACTGTGCTGCTATCTTAGTGTCGTAATCCTGCTCCTTAGTCTCACGAGAATCAGCCCTCATGCCAAAGTGTGCGTCGCCTATTACGATAGTAGGAAGTAGATCAGGGTCAAACTTCTTAGTCTTCGGCTTAGCCTTCGGCTTGTACTGCGGAAGACCTTTGGTAAGACCATCAACAAAACCTTGCAGAGCCTTGTCTCGCTCAGCCTCGGTCATTGTCCTCTTCGTCTTCAACCAAGCCTTGTTGCCTTCATCGTCCTGAGTGTAGATAGACCGACCAATGACTATCTCACCTTCAGGAACGTGACGAGTCGCATCCCAGTTATCAGAATACCCAGAAGCGGCAGCAAAGTTTTTAACAGCAGAGACATGATGTCGTAATGTAGAAGTCGTAATACCTAAACGATGCGCTGCATTAGCACTATTGCGTCCGCAGTTTTCCCATACGTCCAGTATTTCTCTCTGACGTTCTGTCTTGGCGTAGTCTACTAGACTCATTAAACAACCCTAACCTTCAGGTTATTCCCTGCCAAGGCTGTAATCCTTACCTTGTTTGGAGCAGGAGCATCAAAGTCATAATCAGTACCCAAGACAGCGCCTTTGTTCAACACGTTAGCATCGTAGTTAATTGCTACACCGTCCGATGAAGGCACTACAGTTCCACTGGTCATGTTGAAGATAATGGATAGATCAAGATCGTTACCAAGGGCTATGTGGTTCGGGTCTGTAACAGCGTCTAGTTGAGCTTTGTCCATTTGGTTTATGTAGACTGGTGTTCCTACGCTGTACTCATACACTGCAGCATTAATTGCACCAACAATAAACATTTTACTGCCATCTGGATTAAATGTTATTCCTCTTGGAGCTGTGTCTTGAGATGCTATAGAAAAATTTTGTGAATAAGATGCTGTAGAAACGTCAAAACCTGTAGATAGAGCATACTCGTTTATGTCATCTCCTGTGTCACCGACAATAAACATCTTAGTGCCGTCAGTGTTAAATACTATGTCTGATGGAGATGTATCTTGTGAAGCAACACTAAAACTTACGGAATCATAACTAGCCGTAGAAAGGTCAAATCCTGCGCTTAACGTGTATTGATAAACCGAATCTCCGACCGACCCAACAATAAACATCTTTGTACCAGTAGCATTAAAAGCTATTCCTTGACAGTATGTATCTTGGGAAGCAACAGAAAACGCTTGAGAGTATGTTGCCGTTGAAATGTCAAAGCCCGCAGACAGTGTATACTCGTAAGCGGTATTGCTGTTTCCTCCAACTATAAACATCTTTGTACCGTCAGAATTAAATGCAATTCCAAATGGATTTGTCTCTTGAGCAGCAACACTAAAGCTATCTACAAAACTTGCCGTTGATACTTCAAAGCCTGTACTTAGTGTGTACTCGTTTACGTCATCTCCAGTAGCGCCAACGACAAACATTTTCGTGCCGTTGGTGTTAAATGCTATTCCATTTGGTTGTGTTTCTTGGGCTGATATAGAAAAGTTCTGAGAGTAAACAGCAGTTGATATATCAAACTGATTAATCGTTCTACTAGCACCCTCCATAGCCTCAGCCAACGTAGCTAACTCTGTGTTAGTCGTGCCGTTTACCCAAGTCTCTGAAGCGTATGTGCCGTTAGAGTTGTACTGCCAAGTACCACCGTTGTTTCTGACAATGTCTCTCTCGCCTTCTGTGTTATCAATAACAGTCCACGTTGTTCTGTCGTCTGTAGAGATAGCGTAGTAGACGTTACCGTCACCTGCGGCTTGGTCTGCTGTCATTGAGTTGATGTCAGTCCAGTAGGTAGTGTCTGTTGAGGCTGTGGTGTGTACTGGGTGGTAGCCTGTTGGGGTTACTAGTGTACCTATAGAATACTCATTTACATCATCTCCAGTACCACCAACAACAAACATCTTAGTTCCATCAGAGCTAAATGCTAAAGCATTTGGGTTTGTATCTTGAGAAGAAACGCTAAAGCTATCAGTAAAAGATGCAGTAGACACGTCAAATCCAGTGGTTAAAGCGTACTCGTTTACATCGTCGCTCGTAAGATCAACAACAAACATTTTTGTCCCATCGGAACTAAAAGCTAGTCCTCTTGGATTTGTCATTTGTGCTGATACAGAAAAACTATCTACAAAACTAGCCGTAGATATGTCAAACCCTGTGGACAAGTTGTATTCATAAACAGCATCGTTTGTAGAGCCTGAAATAAACATTTTCGTGCCGTTTGTGTTGAAGGCTAGACCCATTGGTACAGTGTCTTGCCCCGCCACTGAAAAAGCATCAGTAAAAGAAGCTGTAGACACATCAAAACCTGTAGTTAAAGCGTACTCGTTTACATCTTGACCAGTAAAACCGACAATGAACATTTTCGTGCCGTCAGTGTTAAAAGCTATTTCTTGTGGTTGTGTGTCTTGTGCTGAGACATCAAAACTCACAGAATTATAACTAGCGGTAGAAACATCAAAGCCTGTGGTTAATACATATTCGTAAACATCGTCTCCAACACCACCAACAACAAACATCTTAGTGCCATCAGTGTTGAAGGCTAAACCAACAGGGCCTGTATCTTGCGCAGCAACACTAAAACTTTGAGAATAAACAGCAGTAGAAACATCAAATGTATTTATCGTTGTGCTACTAAGCTCCAAATCCCCATCCGCAGCATTATAGACAACGCCGTACATCTCCCAAGAGCCTGATGCGACCTGAGCGTATGATGTAGGCGCTGTAGATTCTACATAAGAACCGTCTGTGGCTGTTAAGACAAACTCACCTGAGTTAGCTTCGATGGTCTTGCCTACGTCTGCTGAGGCGAATGAGCCTGTGCCGAGTGCTAGTGATTCGGTAGAGTTAGAATCGTACTGAACAACGCCTGTGTCATATAATAAAACATAGATGTCATTATTTACTGGCGAAAAAAATGTTTTTGAAGATGTGCTTCCAATTCCCTTAGATTCACTAGTATAGGATAGCGTTGATATATCCCAAGCAGTTGAAAGTGTGTATTTATAAACTTCATTTATAGAAGATGTATATGCAGTAAGGCCATCATCATTAAAAGTAATTCCGTACTGAGCAGACCCAACACCTGTTCCTGAAATTGAATCATAGCTTGCAGTTGATAAATCCCACGGAGTGCTTAACGTATATTGATAATGGTAATTATCTGAGCCATTAGTCAAATACATTTTAGTGCCATCAGGCTTAAACGTAATGTTTCTAACATTTGCTGTCCAAGCAGGAGTAAAAGATTGAACAAAGGTAGCAGTAGAAACATCATAAGGAGTAGATAAATTATACTCATGCGCTTTTTGACTTCCTCCGCAAACATAAAGTTTATTTCCAGAGTCTCCGTATGAGCATCCATAAGGAGTAGTATCTTTAGCCGCCACACTGACGGACGCAACATAAGAAGCAGTAGACAAATCCCACGCTGTTGAAAGAGAGTATTGATAAACCTCGTCAGCGGTTATTCCAGTAATTATTAAATTTAATCCGTTACTACTTAAATGCAATCCTTGAGCATTGCTAGGTTCTTGAGATGTAGTGGATAACGTATTGCCTGAAGTATATCCTGACAAGGCTGATGGAGTTGAAAGAAAGTCCAACGTAGTGTCATAAGCACTATCCAACCTTGTGTAATTCTCTGTAGTCGAATTAACATCCCAAGAGTTGTTAGTCACTCCTGACTGTGGAACTTCTTTAGTCACAGAAACAACAGGCGCAAGCACAGAGCTACTCAGGTTTATGGTAGATGACTCGCCAGTAGTGAAGGTCTTGGTTAGTGTGCCAAGTGTAGGGTCTGTAGTCAGAGTCTCCCACGAAGGTGTAGTGCCGTTGGTAGACAGATACTTGCCTGACTGACCTGACTGACTCGGGAAGTCTGTTACCTGTGATAATGTGACTGATGTCGCAACAGGTGCAACGTCCTGCCAGACCGATCCTGTGTAAACCTTCATCGCAGTAGTTGAGGTGTTGAAGTACAACGCACCAGTGATTAAAGCGTTTCCGTCATTGTCTAATGTAGGATCAGATGCCTTCTCACCTAAGTAACGGTCATCAAACTCATCGTATTTATCTGCTGCATCGGTAGCCGATCCTGCCGCTGCTGTAGCTGACCCTGCTGCTGCTGTAGCTGAACTAGCTGCGGCTGTAGCCGAACTTGCTGCGTTAGTCTCTGAGGTAGATGCGTTTGTGGCGCTTGTAGAAGCCGCTGACGCGCTAGAAGCCGCATTAGTCTCACTAGTAGCCGCTGCACTCTCTGAGGCCGCTGCTGCCGTTTCTGAAGCCGCTGCTGCTGTTTCTGAAGCTGCTGCGTTGGTTTCAGAAGTAGAAGCCGCACTTGCACTAGCTGCCGCATTCGTTTCAGATGTAGAGGCTGCACTGGCACTCGCTGCTGCCGCTGTTTCGCTTGCCGCTGCGTTAGTCTCAGAAGTAGAAGCTGCTGAGGCGCTAGAAGCTGCATTTGTGGCGCTTGTAGAGGCTGCACTAGCACTAGAAGCTGCTGCTGTCTCGGATGCTGCTGCTGCCGTCTCACTCGCTGCCGCTGCGGTTTCCGATGCTGCCGCCGCTGCCTCACTAGCCGCTGCTGCCGTTTCGCTTGCCGCTGCTGCTGCTGCACTGGCTGCTGCATCCGCAGATGTTCCCACCCAGTAAGTAGGGCGATTAGCAGCATTTGTAGGATCGTTTCCTGTGTTCGCTGCCTGTTGAGAAGTGTACAGGATGCCGTCGGAACCCACTGCGTTCTGGTTGTCTGCGTAGGTCGCAGTAGAGATCCACGCAAAGCTTAGCAAGGTCCAGTTAGACGGACTCGTAGATGGATTGTTATTCAAGTTGCTATTGGTCAGGCTTTGGTACTGCTCGCCATCATAAGTGACAACAGATCCTTCTTTATAGCTTATCCCAGCATTCCACTCGATTGAGTATAAAAGGGTCCAATATCCAGTAGAGGTGACTGGGTTATTGTTCTGGTTACCATTAACAAGTGAACGGTAATAAATGCCATCTGAGCCCAGAACTACGTCTAGAGCGCTGTATATCTTAGTGGCTACCCATGCGTCACCAAAGTCTGTGCCAGTCTCACCTGCTGGGTCACGCACTGCAATCTGCACGTCATTGTTATCAGTCAGGATAACCTTAGCAACGCCGTCGAAGAAAATGTTTGGTTGACGGCCAGCAGCAGACAACAGAACAGGGTTAGTGTTCGGGATTGAGTTGTTGATGTCGGCATAGGTAGTCTTTGGTGTTGTTGTGCCAGACTCGTAAAAGTATAGCTTTCCTTGTACTAAAGGATCGCCAGCGTCATCTAAGTATTGATCAAAATCGCCGAATCGTGCCATTGTAGTTTCCTATAATTAAATCGCTGCTGTTCTGCCTGCTGATTGCGAAACCGCTCGCAATGGGGCCCTTGATACAGATTCAATAACATCTTGAACGCTTCTAAGAACCGTTTTGTCACGCAAGGCTTTAGATACTATATCTGGGTCTCTAGACAACAATATCTCTGCTACCCTGCCGGCCTGACTGTCTGTTATGTTTGGCTGGAAGGTGCGTATTATACCATCTAAGGTGTTTGCCAAGGCATTTGGGTTTCCGCCTTTTGCTGCGCCCAAATCAGTTATAACTCTAGCAATTCCTTGAGTAGAGCCTACCCTGTTAGCCGCTCCTGTTCGTCTTGCAGTTGGAGATCCGCCGGCCATAGTCGCCATAGAGCGCTGCGTTCTTTGAGCAATGCCAAGCTTCTTAAGCGCGTCTTCCTGAGCGTGAGGAGGTACTATTGTATTGAACAAGATCCCTTCTTTCTTTGTTGGGTCCAGCAAATTATTAACCACGGTTGTTTTGTTGCCAGTCATTCTTGACTTCAGCTGTACCAAGTATCCGAGCCTATAAGCATCTATTGCGTCGGTATTACCTTCTGCCAATAAATCTTGAAACTCTTGCTGTGCTTCCTCTGCTGTTTTAACTTTTTTTCCGGCCTTGTAGGCGTCATTGATTGAAAATCGATTAGCGGCAATTGATCTTGCTTCAGCGGCTAACGGAAGCTCATCATCAACATAAGCTCTTATCTCTTCGGCAGCCTCTTTAAGATTTCGCCCTATATTGGCATCAGCGCCTCCGCTTTCAATAAGCTTACTTCCCTCTTCGTCAAGTATTCGACGCAAGTATTCTGCATCCATAACGGTAGGAGTTTTTGCAAACTCTACAACGCCGTCATCAGTAACCCTAAAAAACGCAGTGCCAGTCAAAGACCTAAAAGCATCTTGAAATTTTCTAGCGCCTTGTGGAGCTTTTTGAAACGCAAGTCTCATTGAATCGATTAAGTTAGGGCTTGCCTCTACATCAGCCTTTTTTGCTGGCGCATAAGCTTCGTTCACAGATTTATTAAGATCTGCATCACTTGATCTAGCAATATCCAAAGTGTTCTTTTTCATGCCGCCGCCTAATCCACCTGCAACGGTTTCAAATGCCTCTTCCTGAGCTTCTTCAATTCGAGGAGCTGTTTGTCTTATTCTGGTTGCTGCCTGTGGGCTCTTAACTGCAAGTCCTGCAAGCTCCTCAGCAATCGCTGGGTCATTAGCCAAAGCCTCTCCGTTCGCAAGCATTTCGGCTGCTCTTTCCGCAGATACTCCTGACTGCTCCATGATTCTGCGTAGCTCTAGATTTATCTTGTCTTGATCCACTCGTCGAGCCAATGTGCGAATAACATCAACGGCAAAGCTTCCGACTTTTAGAGTTGCGTTTCCTCCAGCATATAAGCCTCCAGAGACGCCTCCACCTACCAATCCTTCACCCGTCATTCTCATAGGGTCCAATCGATCAATAAGATTTCCTTCAGCTGCGCCAATGCCTGCTACTACTGTTTCTCCAGTACCGTATCCGATAGCTTTCATTAAGTTAGGGAAAAACTGATTACCTACTGCCGCAGCGTTTTCTGCTGTAAGAGTGCCAGCAGGAGCCTTGCCTCTTCCTCTGGTAAACACCATTGCGGCCGCAGTAGGAACTATGCCGCCAAGCAATTGCATAAGAGCAGCTTCGCCCTTGTTAGTCATCTCATAATTGCCGAGCTTCGTCCTGATTTCAGAAATAACTTCAGGGTAAGGGCGATCAGTTAATTGAGAAACAATTGCAGCCTCAGCTTCATCAGCCGTGTTGTATGTAATACCCTGCAAAAACTCTCTTAACTTTTGAGGAGACTCATAATCATCAAGTCCAGATGATTGCGGCTGAGGATCGTCTAGAGCAGCTATTTCCCAAGGCTTTAGTCCTTGAGTTTCTTTTCCGTCACTCATTTATCTTCTCCCAGCTTGCGGGGTCTTTGTCGTTGCCACCTAAGTATCTATACCCACCAACAACGTCACCGACTTTATTTGCACTCAAAGCTGAATAGAAATCTTGCAGTGTAGGCTGGCTTCCAGTGTATCCGCGCAGAGTTCCGTTTTCGTTAAAGTATGCGTTCATAGCGTCACGCTGACTTGCCGCTACTTCCATCTGTTTGTAAAGCCTTCTCATACGTCTTGCGTTTTCTTCAGGCTCAAGCAATGGGTTCCAAGCACGAGATAGTAACTGCTGTGCTTCTTGCTGTGCGAACTGGCCGCCCAAGACATCTCTTAGGTTTTGCTGAACGACGCCTTCGATTGTCTCTCTAGCTGCAACAGAATTTGGCGCTAAGATAGCTTGAACAATATTTGGAGCGACATTAATCAGCTCACCGCTAAGCTGCTCTCCATTTTCTAGTTGAGCAAGAACATTACCAACAGCTGCTAGGTTAGTCATTGTTTGTGATCTGCCTACGCTATTCCAGCTAATCCAATCTTTAGCGTAAGCTTCGTCAATCTTATCCCATCCAACACTGCTCTTATCGCCTTCAATAGTGACGTTAGTATCACCACCACCAATGACCTCAACCTTTCCATCCTTAAGAGACACGCGGGCAGGGGTATCTGGACCAAGCCTGTAGTCTGCCAGCTCTTGCTCAGTTGCTGGTCTATATTGTGGACCTTCTCGTCCTGAATATATTACTTCGCCGCTTGTTGGGCTTACTATTTGACCATCAACAACAACGCCTTTTTCTTTTTCTGGAGCCTGAAGAATTCCGTAAGCAGTTCCTGCTGTAATAGTATTTTTTATTTCTCTATTCAAAAGATCTCTAGCGTTTGTGTCACCCTGCATGGCTCGTTGTGCAAGACCTAGCGCTCGTTGAGTATGTCGAGTATCTACATTAGGTATATTCTTAAGTATATTTAATCTGTCGCTATAGAGATCAGTAAAGGCACCGTAATCACCAGCCTCTAAAAAAGCATTGCCGGCCTGAGCGTCCAAGAACATGGTTCTCCTTCGCTTTTCTGCCAGCTCCTCATTTTCCATAGACTGCCTACGAGCGCGATCTTGTTCTTCTATCGCTCTCGTGCGAGCAAGCTCATCTTCCCGAGCTATCTGCTCATTATATTGCGGAATTTGGCCGCCTATCGCTGCGCCAAGACCTGTCAGTGCTCTTGCTATATCCACCATGACTAAGATATTCCTTGCAGATTTTGGTTAGCGTAAAGTTGCGGATCGTAATTCATTGCTGTAGGCTGATAATTGGCTCCGATATTGGGGTAGAAGTTTCCTTGGTTACCAGCAAATCCTCCCCATCCTCCGGAAAGATCTCCTCTATATGTCCCAGTATTTTGTTGACCACCTTGTGGAAAGTTAGTTCTACCAAAATTATAGCCAGCACCAGCAGCGTATAACGCGTTCATTGCTTGGTTTTGATAGTCAGGAGTGAATATAGGCGCGTTAGGAACGCCTGATATGCCTGATCCTATATTGCCTTGTATGTCAGCAATATTGGCTCCGTAACCTTGCTGTGCTCGCGCTTCATTAAGGGCAGCATCGCCATATATTCCAGAAAGAAAATCTCTCTGACCACCAAAAAGATTTGCTAAGTTAACGCCTTGAGAGCCGTAAATGTTAGCGAGGTTAGTGGCAAGACTTGACTCTCTGTTAGCAAGATCTCGCCCAGTTTCCATTCTTCCTGCGGCAAGATTTACTCCCAAATTATTTAGCGCTTGAGCTGCCGGTAATCCTGTAGATAACCCGTAAGCAGAAAGCTGGTTGCCCAAATTCGTCTGAGTTTGAAGCTGCTGGCCACCAAGAGCTGATGCAATGTTAGCTAAGTTTGCGCCCTCTTGAGTTCGCGCTTGCAGTCTAGCCTGAGCCTCTGCCGAAGCAAGATTAGCTAAGTTGGACCCGCCTTGTGTTGCGATTGTCGCTGCACTGCCACTTGCGCCAAGTCCTTGGCCTGATAGAGCGCCTAAGTTCGCTATCTGCTGCTGTAGCCCTTGTGAAGCTAGTCCCTGCCCGAAGCGCTGTAACTCCTTTTGGACGTTACCGCCTCCGAGACCGCCTGTAGCTGCTGCGCCTGCTAAGTTGGCTCTCATGCCCTGTTCGCGCAGGAATGCCATCTGTGGAGATTCTTGATAAGCCTGATTAAATGCGTCCTGACCTAGAGCTCCTGAAAGCGCAAGCTGCTGCTGTAGCGCAGTAGTGCCAGCTTCACGGTAAGGATCAAACATCCCTTCGGCGCGACCAAATGCGTCGGTGATATCTGTTCTAGCTTGGCCTATACCAGCGCCTAAAGCCTCAAGTCCTTGCGTAGTGCTAGAGGTAATGTCTCCTCTGGCCCTCTCAGCTTGTTGTTGAGCCTGCTCAAGACCCAAAGCGTATTGACTCTGTAGATCTTGCCTACCGGCAGCATTTAGCTGATCTAAACGATCTATGGCCGCCTGAGCGCCACCCTTGAGAGCTTGTTCGGCTCCGAGAAGTCCTGTGCTTAAATCCTCTACTGTTTTTGGTTCTTCAGTTACAGACTTAGGGGTGATGGGGGTTCCAGCTCTAGCTTCAGCAATTTGGCTAGGACTGTAACCTAACTGCTCTGTAAGGTTGCGCTCGACCACTTCTTCAGGAGCACTGAAGTATTGAGAAACATCCTTGGTGCTTGCTACACCTTTTTCTATAAGTTTCTGGACCGCAGCGACTTGCGGAGCGTCCAAGGTCCCGCTTGTAAATGCGTTACGAGGAATACCTGTAAGACTTTCAAGAACGAAAGTTTTCTCAACATTAAAATAGTTTGAGACATCATTTACGTCAACATCGCCAGAATTGAGAAGACCTTTAACCTTCTCTACTGTTTCGTAGTCATAAGGAGGCTGAGCTGAAAGCCCTTGTAATTTACTGATGCTCATGGCTGCATTCCACCCATATTAAATATTCTGGCTACTTGTTCTGTAGTGAACTCGTTCTGTGGCTGCTGACCAACGCCAGATGTCAATGGAGCTCGTTTACCTTCTGCCATTTCTTGGCGGCCGTAGTTATCTAAGTGCCACCGAGCGTATCCTTCTAAAGTATTAAACTGAGGATCGCCTCCAGCAAGAAGCCGAGATCTATTAGCCATATACCCTTCTTCTATGTCTGGGTTCATATCTATGTACTTTTGCACTTCGCCAGCTGTCATATCCATTTGCCCAGCGTTAGAAAATTCTGGCTGCTTAAATTGAGCAAACTGAAGAGCTTGAGGATTGGTTAAACCTGAAAGAGCAGAATAATCCATAGGGACATTCTGTGGGGCTAAATTTGAATAATCTATATTGCCACCTAAAAGCGCTTGTTTCTGTCTCTGAAGTCCTGAGATTAATGCTTGCTGAGCCATGTAGTCGCCGGCTTGGGTTGCCTCAACCATTGGTTGGAACGTCTGCCCAGCTAATCCTAGCTGCTGCTGCATTCCTTGCTGGCGAATATTTTGACCCGCCTGATAGGCTGGCAAGAGGGCATCCATGCTACGCTGCCCGTAGTCTTGGATCATTCCAATCTCTTGAGCTCTTTGCTTTGCTGCTTGCTCGGCTGCTTTTTTGTTAGCCCTATTTTGCAAGAAAGAACCGCCAAGGCTTGCTGCCGTGCTGGCTAAGGTTGATAAAGTTACTGGATCCATGACGATACCCTATTTAATTTGTTCAATTTTAACATATTTATACCGCTAACCATCCCCTAGACTTATCGCCTGCTATGTCTGGCTGCATCTTGCGGTATTCAATGTTTCCTGCTGTTCCGGTTGAATCTATGTACAAACTATACTGCCGAGCCTCTACTACGCCTTCTGGTGAGCCAGTTCCGACAATCGGGATGCTCAGGCTTGCGTCCTGAGTGAACTGCCTGAAGGGCTGCGCCATAGTCCCATCGGATTGTACGATAGGCTGGGCGGCGTTTAGTCTTGGATTGCTCACTTGTCTCCACCAATAATGTTCGCCGTTAGTTGAATGATTACAGGCTTAACCGCATCCGTTAAAGTGAAGCGGAATATTTCAAACCGAGCTGCGCGTCCGTTTCTGCGCCATATAGCTCTGCGAGTGTATTCACCAATCTTTCCTATTGAGCGCGAGATAGGGCCGCTCCAAGTCTTTCCGTCTTTGCTTCGCTCTAAAACTATTTGAGGATCGGGAACGTCTGCGTTACCAACGCCAGACTCTACCGTTAGCTCTAAGCTTGGAAAGAAAACAGATTGCATATTATTTTGGAAAGGTTGTGTGGCAACCCTACGCACAATTGTGTTTCCGTATTCTGTGTAAGTGTCTGGGTCCAGCTCACCTATCCGGCCGTCAACAATATCGCCGCACAAAATCTTGTTATATGCCTTCACTACCGAAGACACTCTGAAAGCTCCAAGAGCTCCTTCAAGGAATGATTTTCTTTCGTGCCAGCGTTGTGACGTGGTGTCATATACAAGCGTCGTAGCGGGCAGTGAGAAGCCGATAAAGTAGGCCCCCTTGCTTGCGTATGCCCAAGAATAAATGGACCTTACTTGCTCGTCTGTAAGCGTAGACAGCAACGAGTCAATCGCAGTAGTGGATACCTTTACAGTGCTGTTTCCATTTAGGGCCCAGATAGCCGGTCCTTCATTTTCTCCACCGCCTACCCACATAAAAGTATCTTGAGCATTAACTAGAGAGTAAGGCGCGTAACATCCTTTCTGTAAAAATAATCCAGTTCTACTAAATGGAAAATCAGCCCCGCCTATATTCTGGAAAGCCTCAAAGGTTTGACCGCCAGAGATGAAAAGTTGGTTTTTAAATACTACCGGAGCAACAATGTCATCAGGGTCTGACTCGGCTGTACCAAAGTCTAGAGCGTTATAGCTCAAGCCGTCATTGATGGAGCTTACTATGAACTTCTTAGAATCAGTGGTAACTAAGAAGTAGCCATCTATGAACACTACAAACTGTGGGTTGCCGTTTGCAGTGAAGTCAGAATCCGTAATCTCACTAAACGTATCAGTGACGTGATTGTATATATAACCTTTGCCATCAGGCACAAGGATCATTAACTGCGTTCCATTATCTGCCATTGAGACACGATCAGTGCCTTCAATATCATTAATAAACGTCAGCGTGTAATCGTCGCCAGATTCGTCTAAGCGGTAAAGTCTTGTGCCGTTTACGAAGTAAGGCTTTCCAGCCATTTCGTGAGCGCCACGGTTTACGTTAGCAATCTCACCAGAGGTTTCGAGCTGAACAATACCTTCAGTGCCGAATAAAGTCTCTTGAGAAAGACCAGCGCCTTGAACAATATTCGGATACCAGTTAGTGCACTCTTGAGCGGAGATAGGCAGAGAGTCACTAACATAAAAACCGTTCGCTATTGGCAGTTGAGTCACAGGCATTAGAACGCCCCTATAACAGCATCCAATACAACAATGTTATCTGTTGTTGATTCATTCCTTACAAATAATTCAACGTAATCACCATCATCTAATATGATATTTACAAACGTAGCTAGACTTCTGTAAAGGCCGCTAGATGTAGTAGTAGTTGTCTTGGATGATTGAATTACTGATCCATTCTTAGCAATGTAAAGCGAAACTTGATGATTAGTTCCGCTAGTTACAGTCATGCTAACTACCGCATTAACGATATGCCTTGCAGTATTACCTGTGTGCGTAATTCTGCCGGTGGTATCTCCTGTGTATCCTGCTTCATCTCCGACTATAAATGTCCCAGCTACTTTTACCGCCGTAGCAGTGCTAGTGATTACAGTCTCGTCAGAGTTGCCGTGCATAGTTACATTGGCGTACTCAGCAACACCTACTTGTGCAATAGTGACATAGCTGTCAGTAGAAGTAATGCCTATTCCGTTACCAGCAACCAGACTTGCAAACGTAGGGCTGTCTGCTGTGGTGTTTAGGAATATAGGAGCGCCTGTAGCATCCTGTGAGAAATTATGAGCCAGTATCACCCCATTCTCAGGTGATACGTTAGCTATAATACCTGATCCATTCTCAAGGTTCCTGATGTTGTTTACAGTTCCCTGAGTGTCTAAGATTGCTGCACCAGTAACCGCGCCGTCTTGGACTATAGATCCTGTCACACCTAGACCGCTAACAAAGTTGTCGTAGCTGATCTTGTAGTTAGTCCCATTGACAACGTAGTCTAAATAACCGCCAGCCTCAACCGTGGTCTTAGCAACGAAATCACTTTTCTTACGACCTTGTGCTCGTGTAGTCATTGCGTATTGTTCTCCAGACCGATAGCGCCAGTAGTCTCGGCGAGTATCTCAGCCTCAGCATCTGGGTAGAAATGTCCGTTAAGGCCCCAAGACTCATCTTCGTTACCAGAGCCGATAGGCAGTGTAGATGGTAGTGCGCTTGCTCTAATGCGCTGCCCAATGGTTCGCATAGTCTGCATACCTTGACGGGCCGCTAGGACCAGTCCGTCAGAGACTACGCCTCCGTAATCTGGCGCGACTTCTATTGCCATATTTGCAATAACTCCGCGCAATGCACCTGTCGGAATTGTTACAGTATCACCTAAATCTGACACTTCCGTATAACCCAAGCTAATGCCTTGAGCATCTAGCTGAGCCATGTAATTATTTAGAGCGAATATATAGTCTTGGTACTCATCAGGCTCAAGAGGAGCTTCAGACGCTTGTACCAGAATCCGTTGTAGCGATGCTTTTGCAACCTGAGCGACAGTAGCCATTACTCGTACATAGCTCCTTTAGCTTTTGCTTTCTTCTTAGGCTTCTTTGCAGCCTTAGCAGCAGCTGCTCTGCCTTCTTTCGTGTAGGGATATTTCTTACCTTTAACCATTGGCATGGTATTACCTCACTCGAATGTTGCTGTTTTTGCTGATTGCCTAAACGCTTTAGCAGTAGGCGCGCCTTTTGAGCCAGCCTTCCTCATTCTTTCAGGAGTCTTGCCTTCAGCCTTTTGCCGCTTGATGCGCTTACGCTTTTTGTGAATGTTTTCGTACAGTCCAGCCATTATTCGTACCTTGCTGATTTAGCGCCTTTACACTTCCAGCGCTTACGACTTAGGTTGTTTGGCGTATTAGGATCGTTCTGCTTGTCTTTAGGCAATCGTTTCTTGATCCCTAATGATCTAGCACAGTATGAGTCGCCCTTCTTAGTTCCAGCGCGTACTCGTGGTCCACCGTCACTAGCTTTCCCAGCCTGCCCGTAGGAGACCTTCTTGCCTGACGCTGTGACCTTAACCTTGGCCTTGCCTTTCTGTGGTTTTGCCATATAAGCGAAAAGGGGGCCGAAGCCCCCTCCTCCATTCTAGCGTTATACGCCGAAGCCTTGACCTGCGAAGAGCGGGTTAAAGGTTGCGTATGCGGGCAGAAGGTCAAAACGAATCTTCTGCGTGTTAGCGTCACCGTCTGCGTACTTAGATACGCGGATGCTGAATCCATCGCTAGTAGTAGCGATAGTATCAGTGCTGTAGAGCTTAGGCAGCTTAACAGTACCGATGCCGAACGCCTGCTTCGTGTAGAAGAGGTTAGGCTGGTACAGAGTTGAAGCAGCACCAAGGATAGTTACAACGTCACCGCTAGTAGGAGCCGCGCTTACGTTGTTGTACTGACCATTTGCTTCGTAGATAGCAGCACCTGAGACAGTGATAGTCGCAGCGTTGCCAGCGATAGTCACATCTTCGAGTACAGTACCTGTCCAAAGGACTTGGTTGCCAGCAGCATCAAGGATAGGCTCACGAGTTGCTACGTTCAGACGGTAAACGCCTGCGATAGTAACCATGTCGCCAGCTTTGATAGTACCAGTACCCAAGTTGTTCAGAGACAGAACCTGCGTCATAGTGTCCTTAGCTGTAACGTAAGTTGCGTCAGGAGTAGAAGCCAAAGCGCCTGCACGGTCAGTAGTAGAACCTGAAGTGTAGCTAGACAGAGCGTTAGATGTAAGAGCCATCATGCCGCCGAAGTTGCTAGAGATTTGCGCTTTTTCCCACGCTGTACGAACAAGGCCATCAGCCGCATTCAGACCGTTCTGAGCTGAAGACAGCGCAGTAGTGGTGAATGGGTTCATGATGTAGTACTTCTCGTCAGACATTGGAACACCGACTGAATCCATCAAAGCACCAGCACCTGCAACGTCGCCCCAAGCATCAACGGCAGTGCCGTGAGTACCATACTTGAGTGAGGCGTTCTTGCGGATGTATGCGCCAAGATCGAGCTCCATGTCAGTCACAATGCGACGTGCCATTGGCTCAAGGATCTGATCGAGTTGGTCTAGCTCAAGCGCTTCCTCAACATTGCCCCACTCAGTAGCGGCAGTGAAGTAGTCCTGAACTGTACCAGTCGCCTTACCTGCAATGATGTCGCTCTTAGTGCTTGAGCTAATGTCACCGCCAGAAGTACGGATGCTGTTGTAGTCGTGTGGACGCTTGAAGTCTACAGTTGAACCCGATGCAGGGTTGAATTTGCCTGACAAGAGCTGTGTGTTTACAGTCTTAGTCAGAACTCGTGATGCCTCAAAAGCATCAAGAAAGACGCGAGCGACTTTCCGAGTTACGTTACTATTAAGATTGTTAGCCATTCTGGATCACCTTCCTATTCAAATGTGGCACCTTTTGGCCCTCTAGGTTTGGGAGCCGTACCAGCGCCGTGTGGCTGCTCCAAAGGATCAGGAGCGTTATTTACCTTGGGTTTAAGCGATGCAGCTTTCTCCTTGATTAATGTAGCTACTCTTACCGCTGCGTGAGCTGGCGGTAGTTGTCGCAACGTATCAAGTTCAAGCGGGTTCTTAGACAGGTACTTTGTGATCAGAGGACCGTAATCGTCTTCTAAAATCACATTAACCAGTGACTCGTCTATGCCGAACTGCGCCACCGTGTTTCCTGCTTCTTGTAGTTCCTCCGAAGAGATACCTAACTTAGTTGCCCGCTTAGAGTAAGAGCTTACCTTTTCTGTTAGCTCTTCCTGCTGCTTTAACAATTCCTGCTGCCGCATTTGTTCTTGCTGCTGCCGAATTGCTTGCTGCTCAAATTCATACCTAGCAGCATCTTGCAGGGCCTTCTCCCTCATTTGCAGACTTTGGCGATATTCATATTCTGATACCGCAAAAGGATCTGGCAAGTCAGGAACTTTTGGGGCCTGCTTCTCGCCGAGCTTCGCCTGCAATTCTTCAAGCTGTTTTTTATAGGCTTCAGCTTCTCGCTCTTTCTCTCTGAGCTTGAATACCTTCTTACCTACAGCCTCATCAAATATGCGTTGCTGTTGCTCGTCGAACTTGACCTGTTTATCCTGAGTATCCTCAGTCTCCGGTGCTGAATCGGAATCCTGCGCCTCCGCAGAATCTTCAGTTTCTACTACCTCTGTCTCCGTGGTTACGTCGTCCTCGGATTCGTACGCGTAGTTGTCTTCTGGTTGCAGCTCGCTCATATTGTGCCCCTTACAGGTAAATTGCCCAGAGAAGGTCTGGTGGCCTGCGTGAATTATAACATATTCACAAAAAAATCAATATATAGGTATAATCTTTCAAACACTAACTACAGGTGTAACCATGAATAAGATCATAGACTTATTTGAAACCGATGATCCTGATCAGATAGCCGACGATATTGTTAGCCTTGTAAATCAAGCAATCCTTGCTCACGCTTATGGTGAGTTTGAAGAGTGCGAAGAGATACAAGAAGAAATAGAAGAAAAGGTCCGGCTTTTAGCTGGTGCCGATTAATCCTCTAAATTTCTCAACGCTGACAATCTCGGCAGATCTGCTACACCAGCGGCATCATTTATCCTTTTGACCTCATCATCACTTAGGATGCGGTTTACCTTCATTTGCCCACCTATTAACCATTCTCCAGTCATATTAGGGTTGGTTTTGTACCTGTAATGACCGCCATAGGGAACTTGGTCAGTAATGTGAGCTGTGCGCGGTATTATTTTCCCAGCCTTTGTCCTTTCGGCTCTATTCATTGCTTCGGTTTGCCAATCGTAATCAGCGGGCATTTCAACCTCAGCCCATACCTGATTGTCTGGCCTTACGTTCGGCGCTTTCATTGTCTTGTCTTTTTGCATTGTAGCGGGATCGTATTTTTCTCCAATATGAGTAGCTATAGGTAAATCACCAGAGTGCCAACCAGCCCTAAATGCCAGAGGACCTATTTTGGATTTCACTTTATTTCCAGTCATTTCTCCAGCTTCTGCCGGCAGCCACTCATTCATTGGTATCTTCTGGTTCGCGTTAACGAACAATGGATACAAATTACCCTCAGCATCAGTTCGGAATAACTTATAAGCAGTCTGTGTTTTTTCTGGGATTCTATTGGGATCAAGAAGATCATTTAGCGCCGACTTAGGTCTAGTAGGTCCTGAGAACGTCTCAGAAGACACAGGAGCCGTTCTACGATCCTCCATGCCTCGAAGTATGTCTTCAGTTATGCGTCCGCCCATAGCTCCTGTCTCGATCTTTCTGAGCTGATTGCGTGGCGGCAGCATTGGATCGAATCCACCCTCTTGAACAATATCAGGCAAGAATTCAAACATTTGATACTGCTGATCAAAGTTGCCTAATGGGCTGCCGTAAACGCCGGCAGGGTAGACATCATACTCAGGGCTCAAGCTATAACCGCGCTCAGGATCTAGTCGACCAGCCGAGATAACAGCCCCGTCAGGAGCTTGAAGCAAGCGCGTATCTGTTGCAGCTGTTCTGGCTTCAGCCAAGGTTAACCCGCCACGAAGAGCGTACTTCTTATCTAGCAAGTCTAGTACCGCTTTTCGCTGATCGCCGGTTGCTGAGTATAAATTAGTCAATGACTCATCGTTTCTAATTCCTTTCCAGCTAGGAATTATTTCAGCAATATCTGCGTCCATGTCATCCAAGTCAACGTCGCTTAGTTTGGCTCTGTTGTACTTGAGCATCGGCGTTGCCACCTGAGATGAGAAGTCGCCGCCAGTTGGGCTCATGTTTACAGGTAGGAATAACGGGTTAGGACCACCCTGCCCTGTCAAAGCCCTAGACATATCAAGTATTGACGACTTAGATCCGGTCACTCCGGCTTCTGTAGCTCGCCACAAAGTATCAGCGTTTAGCGGGTCACCCATATGGCCCATGCCGCCCCTTGTGGTATGGCCGATAGGGATGCCGTTAATGTTGGCTATCCTGTTGCCAGCCATGCTCCTGTCTGACATTGAGAGCACGAAAGGATAGCCCTCAAAGTCTTGCAGTCTGATAATGTTGTCTTGAGACGGCCGGCGGTCCTCATACTGAACTTGCAGATTTCTTATCCGGTCCATGTCTCTTGTTCTGCCCACGCCTGAATTGCTACCAGCGCCCGCGTTAAACGTCCTTGGATCTATATTAAGATCGCCGCCGAGAGCTTGAATTGCTGGCTTTTTTTGAATGTATTGAGGTGGCGGGGTTGGTGGTAGTCCTCCAAGCGCAGTAGCAGTATCAAGGCTTGTGACAGGCTCACGATAGAACGATAGCGCACTGCCTTCTCTGCCCATACTAGGGTTTGCCATTTCGTCAGACATCAGCCCTCTGTAGCCCCTAGACTGAATCATCTGCTCTAGGTCTGTTGGGCCCTTGGAAAACGATCTTAGGCCCTCTGGGTCTCTCTGAACGTCATAGAGTTCACGCAGCTGAGTAACGTACCTGTTATCGCTGGGGACAATAGCTTCTGGCCTTACCGCAGCCGGATCGCCGGTTGGGCGGTAGAAATAGGTGCGTAGCGGTGCACCCTCGTACTTTATCCTATTTGATTCTTCGCCTCTTGCGCCGGTCCCGTAGTAGTTTGGGTCTGCCGTCGTAATGTTAGGCTGCCTGCTAAACTGCACACCAGTTGTTGAAGATGGCGTCAGGTCACCAGAAGGCAGTGAGAACATCTCATTTTCTTCTAAGTCAAACCTGAACCGGATAGGCTCGCCTCTGGCTGTGGTTATATCCGTAAAAAAGTTAGTTGAGTCTGGGTCAATGATGGCCTTGTATTGAGGTCTGCCCATTGAGTCTATCTGAGGCTTTATGGGAACGCCTTGACCGTACAAGCCTTCTGTATTGCCCTTGCTATAAATCAGGCCACGATCAGTGAATACAGAGTCCTGATCGTATCTGTCGCCGTAGTTTCTGGCTTTTATTGGGTCTATGTCTTGGACAATGAAAGAGCGCTCAGGACTTCCGTAAACGCCTTTAACCATTGAGACTTTATCAGGACCGAACTCAAGCAACAGCTCTCTAGCCATTTTCCTAGTTCGTTCTGTGTTTTCTTCTGGAGTTAAATCACCTCTTTCCGCTGAAAATATAGCGAACCGATTATTTAGAAGATTGACTCCACCCATTGCCAATGGGCCTTCAAATTTCGGCGCACCAGCCAAAGGAACAAACTCATCTATGTCTGCTACCAGCGCTTGGTTGACCGTATCCATTGCAGCTTCTGCCTGCATCTCGCGGGTCATCTGCTCTGCTGGCACATCCTTGTAACGATCACTTTTCTGGATTATGTCAAGCTTGTCTGGGGCCCTCTTGCCGAATGCAGGAATCAAAGCGCCGGTCATCATTGATGCGGCTAGAGCTCTAAGCTTCTCGTATTCTTTTGTGTCACCGGCTGCCTTAGCTCGCTCAGCGGCTTTGCGTGTTTGCTCGGCAAGGATAAAAGACTCACCGCCTCCGGCAATAGCGCCGATGTAAGGTACGAAGTCCAGCGCTGTTCTAAGCGGGTTCTCTTTGATGTCTTGAGCAACGCCTGCGCCGAAGTTATAGACATCTTCGCCTATATCCTCAATTGACGTTTCTTTGAGGTAATCGTAGACGTAAGGCAGAATATCCCTGCCGCCTGCCGCATAGAACGCTGCTGGACCATAGGCAGCCCTAGCCGCCTTTACGAACTCGCCGTACTCAAGGTCATCAGGTATCTTTCCGCTTTCCTGAATCGCTCTGGCTGCGTCGCCTCGACCCCTATTCTCCAGCTCCCTGATGGCAAGGAGCTGGTCTAATTGTTGCTCTTTAGCTAATGGAAGTGGCACCGGACGCAATCCTCGCTAGATCAAAATCAGACAGCTGAGTCATTTGCGCTTTACGCATCTGCTCATCCATTAAGTCAGACATCTTCTTTTGATTGTCTAACTCTTCGCCCATTGTCTTGGCCGCTGTGTTATCAATCGTTGCACCGGCTTGCTGCGCCTTGATCTCGGCCTCTATGCGCTTGGTCTGCGCGTTGAATGCGTCGATCTGGTTGTCTGCTTGATCGCCGACAGTCTGCGTCTGTAGCTTCTGAGCTTCTATCTGCAATTTCATCTGCTCATTCTGAAGCTTAGCTTGCTCTATCTGAGCCCGTATCATTTCTGCCTGAGCTTTCATCTGCTCAGCTTGTGCTAGGACCATTGCTGCGTCAGGCTGCTGCTGGCCCTGTGCTGCCATTTGAGCCTGCTGTAGCTGCATGAGCTCTTCTTCAGTCATTTGTGACTGCGGGATCAAGCCTTGCTGTAGCATCTGCGCTCGCTTGCGCTCAGCCATCTGCGTAGCTGCCGGAGTGTTCACATTCTGCAACAACAGGTCTCCGGCGATCTGCATGAGAGACGGGTCCACCTTGGCAAGATTAGTGATTGCCTCTAATGTTTCTTGCTGGCGGTTGCGGAAGCTAGGTCCTGCACGACAGATCACATCGTATGTGCCCACAGATAGATCATTGACCACCACAATCTCGCCGGTGGCGTTGTCTATGACCTTCTGGTTGATGTCTGCCATGTCGTAGCTTTCATCTTCTCTCAGGACGCGCACTGTGCGCTCTGTGTCGTAGACCTTAGGGATAGCATCCTTGATCAGATTGCCGGTTGCCGTGATAGCTATCTCAAGCGCTCTGGTGTACTGGTAGGTGGCATTGTCGCCTTTGTTTTGAAGCTGACGAATAGCAACGCCTGATTGCGCGTTGGGGTTGTCGCCCATGTTCGCCGCAAACATACCAGACGTTGCGTTCATCATGCCCTGCATTGCCTGAGCAATAGTCCTTAGACCGCCGTTAACCTGAGCGCCGCCTTGCTGCTGGGGCACAGCTGGGAACTCAGGATCAGGGTTAAAGAACTGCACCGGATCGCTGTTGGTGTTTAGCGTTGCAAGCTGGTCCTCATGCCCTGCCGCTTGTGCAGGAGTCATCCAGTATTTGGCTCTTGGTGCTAGTGCGCCCTCTTCGATCTCACGGCTCAGTGCGTAGTTCAGAACGCGCTGCGGGTCCAGTAGCTTCTCTACCACACCCCAGTAGATAGTCTTATTCTCGAATACCTTGAAGTTGCCGTAAACAGGAACGACAGGGATTCGGTTGAATACCGTGTCCTTGTCATCTTCGAGCCAGTCCTTGCCGTCAAAGTAGCGAGAGCAGACCTTGTGCATCTTGCGCTTGCGACGACGGACCTCGGTGACGCCGATAGCTTCTAGATCGTCTTTGATCTTATCGTAGTCCTCATTGACCTCGTGAGTCTGTCCATTAGACATCATGACCAGCTCACGGTCTTCTGATTCAACGTAGAGAAACTCGCCAACAACAATGACCTCTGCCTTGTCGTAGTATGCGTCGCCTTCACGGTCATCAGTCACAGACTCTTCGGAGCCCTCTGGCCAGCGGCTCTTGTACTCGTTGACCGCCATAGGATGCAACACGAACGCGTAACGTGCATCTGACTTGTCTTGCTTTTCCGCTGCTGGATCAAACCAGACGCGGTCCAATGGATTCGCAATTTTCTCAATCACGATGTCTTGGTCAAAGCTATTGTCATCCGCGTACTTCTGGCAGACACGCCATGCGTCAAATCCGCTAGTGATCATGCCACGGCAAGACTGAGCGTATATCTGCTTAGCGTTAGAGATGTTCTCAATGTTTCGGATTATGCCGTCGTAGGTAGCAGCAACGTCCTTAGTGGCATTGCCGCCGGCTGGGCTGACACGGATGTCAAAGTCAGCCTGCTCAATCTCAGATGAGACCTGAGAAATAATAGGGTTGACTTGATCAAACGTGTAGCGAGGCTTGTTCTGGTTTGAGTTCCACCAGTATGGTTCCCACTGACCGTCACGCTTATCCGCAAATAAGTGGGCCTCTCGGGCCATCTCTCGGTTATCATGGTCAGCCTGTTGGCAAGAGCTAAGCAGATCAATTACGTTCTTGTGATCGTCGTAATTATCCTTGTAGGACAGATCGTCTTCGGTGTATTCAGCCGACTCTTCCTTTTCTTCGTATCCGTTTTCGTATGTAGCCATAGTCTAGCCCCAGCCAGAGAAATTAATTTTGACAGCCTGCTGCTGCACTGCTTTAGGTGAAAACATCGCCATCATGAGCGCGTCGCCCATGTTAGGAGATGGCAGCTGATACTTCTTCGCCATGTCCAGTTTGGTCATAATCGCTATTTTACCATTGTTTGACCTTTTTTGCGGTATACGGCATACCTCTGATCTTAACTGTTGCAATACGGGAATGTCAGACGAAAGAGAAATTAGATTCTCTGGGTCAATGTACTCGCCTTTAGTGACTGCCCTATACGTCGCCTCGAACCTGTCCCTAAGCTTCCACCAATACTGTGCTCGCTTGTTCAGGAATGTGTCTCGGTTGGTCTTAGAGTCTGATCCGCTGTACGGCACCATAGCGTCATCAGGCGATTCAGAGCCACGGAACTGGTGCTTCTGCATCTTGGTTGACTCAAGCTCCTGATCTACCTGTCGCTTGAGCGCTATACCCATGCCGTCGCAATCCCATACGAACCAGTCAGCCTGCGCCTCACGAGCCTTACGCAGCGCCCAATCCATGCCCTCGGCTACATCGCCAGTGACCTTCTCGCAGATGTCTAGGACCACTGAGCCTTTCCGGAGGGCGAACCCTTTGGAATCACCGCCCTCATCTGAGGGATCGTGTGAGGCGATGATTGCGCCGGTGCCCTCAAAGCCGAGCTTAACGTGAGCATCTATGGCTGCATCGAACCATTCTGCGGGGATGATGCTGTCTTCTACGTCATCTAGGAAATGGCCGCGCCACACATGGTCAAACAAGGCAGGGCTCATGCGCTCCCTGTCGCCGTCCATCTCGCGCTTCAGTACATCAGGCGCTAGTGGGTTGTCTTCAATATTGATCATGACGATCAGATGGTCTTCGTCCTCATAGAACCCGTCGCGCAGTAACTCCTTCTCAAATGGCTTGATAAAGCGCTGGCTGAATGCGTCTAGCGATGACCTTGGGTTGGCTGAGAACCAGAGCTCTGATCCTTCCTCACGCAGTGTAGGCGTCAGGGCCTTGAGAGAATCGAAGGAGATAGTCTGAGCTTCCTCCACCCAGAAGCGCTGGAAGCCGTGCGCACTTTTAATGGCCTCTGGGTCCCGAGCCATTCCCTTGAAGCGGAACACCGGTTCTTCGTTGTACAAGATCTGCGACTTCTGGACCTCAAAGCCCTTGAGATCTAGCCGCTCAATCTCAGCCCGCAGGATACTCAGTACAGAGTCGTCTATGCTGTTCTGAAACTCACGGAAGCAGAGAGTCTTGATCCCCTTTGTCATAGCGTCCATCAGGCACAGGTCAGCGAAGCTCATGCTCTTCCCACTTCCCCTACCGCCCACTGCGACCTTTATGCGCTTGGGCTTGAGGAAAGGCTGAAGCTTCTTAGGAATCTGCATCTTAGGCATTAGTCGTGGCGCTTCTTGGCGATCTCAGCTTTCATTTCTTTGACGGACTCAAGCAATTTATTGCCAAGCTCTTCATTGGCTTCGGGCTCTTTAGCCTTGCCAAATATCCTGTCGTAGTTGTCCAGATACTTGCTCACGTTGTATTTGCGGGGCCGTGAGCCCTTGCCGCCTTCCCACGGACCGGTACTCATTCCACCACCTCAACAGTCCACTGCATATCAACCTCAATGGGGTCACCGTCCCTGCCAGAGAGCTCTGTGCGCTTTGTCTCGGTCCAGCCGGCCTGATGTGATAACCAGAACTTAGCTGCGTTAACGTCACCCTCCAAGCCCTTCATCTGAAGCGAGCCTGCCATCTGAGCAATCGCCAGTGCCTTACCCTTCCTGTAGGCTTCACCAAATTCTGGCTGCCTTTCCATTGCGCGGTTTAACGTGTTGAAACAACAGCCAAAATAATCAGCGAGCTGCTGCTTGGTTAATGAAGGCGCAAGCCTGAAGCATTCTTTAATTTCTTCGCTAGTAAAGACGCGTGTGCTGCCGTGTACTGGCTTATCGTCACTCACTGCCTGAACTCCTGAAATTGTTCAATAGGTATATGACAGACCGGCTCTTGATCCTGCCAGTCCCTCATCTCGTTCCTGCCGCCAAAGCCAAGCGTGAAGTCGCATTGGCCGAGGTTAGTAAACATTACGCTGTCATTCCATTCAACGACTAGAAACACAGGTAGGCCAGTGTCCTCCTGTAATCTCTTAGCTCCCTGAACTTTTGCCAGCGAAATCATAAGTGTAGGGTATTGTAACACATCATTATTGCGGCAGCGCAATTCAACCCATGCCATAGCCTCGCCGTCCCTGAGTGCTAAACAGTCCACATGGTACTTGATAGAGACTTTCTGTAACTCGCACTTCCACTTGGCGCAGACTATGTCGCCCAATGCTTTCTCTTTAGCCTTGGTGGCTTCATTCTCGTAGAGTGGCCTACTCATCGCATTTGCTCTTTTTCTCGACAAGAATAGAATCTCTTGAATAAACCATTCGAGTAATCACCGAGTCATTGTAACCCTTTCCAAAGGTCTGTGAGGGCACCACGGTTATCTTGCCGCCTTTCGCCAGATATTCAGCCTTGTGCTGATCTAAAATTGCCTGCTGCTTTTGTTTTGTTACTGTGTTGTCGATCATGCTTCTAAACCTACGTCTATTATTGTCTGTTCTAGCCCCAGAGAGGACCTCTGAGCTCTTCTAGCCATTGCTCGCTTATATTCAACCATATCATCATAGCGTGGCTTCTCGCCGCGTTTTATGGCGCTCTCGTGTATAACTATAAACCAGTCATCTGCATCACGCGTTGAGTTGAGTTTCCAGTTTTTGTCTTGGGTTCTCTCAAGGGGCTTGGCGAAAAGTTCTGACTTGCTGATTCCTAGTGCTTCAGCAAGGTCCATGCCGTTAGCGCCACACGCAAAGCAGTTTGCAATGATGTCTCCATTGCGGCCGATGGTTAGGCCCATGCTTGGATTTGTCTCGCCATGTACTGGGCAGCATACGTCCCAGCCTTTACGGGTCTTGCGAGGCTTGTCGCAGAGATTAGCCAGCTCGTCTATGTGCATTCGCTATGTTCCTTGATTTTATCCAGTTCCTGACTTCCAGAGAGACGTTCTTGGCGCAGCGACGTTCTATTCCTTTCGGTGCTACCTTAAACTTCTCTTGGAACTTGTAATGAGCCCAGCCCTGCCTGTAGCCTTTCAGCACGGCATAAGCGGTCAGCTCTGCATACCAACGCTCTTTGTCCTCTGTAGTGAACTTCTCAGGCTTTGGCATATTTTCCCGTTCGATCTTCTTTAAGACCTCGTTGCTTGTATAGATCTCAGCGTCTACAGGTAATTCATAGCCGCAAGCTTTACAGCGACGCCCGCTCATTTGAGTGGTGCACACAGGGCACGGCCTGAGCACAGGTTGCTTCTCTTCTTGCTTGATTAGCCGGTCCTCATTGTAACGCTTGGTGCCGTCATCCAGCTGATAGGGCACAATTGTATCTGGAAGCTGTCCGTGGCGTTGAATGTTGCCGGCGTGGTCCAAGTAGATCGCTCGGGTCTTGCCTGTCTCTGGAGAGATTCTGGCTATGCGGCCACAGCGCTGCACGAAATCAATTTTTGAGCGACACGGGTAGGCGTCTATCAACATTTCAACATAGGGGGCATCGTATCCCGTCCCGAGCAAGCGGCTGCATGACAGCACAGAAAATAGACCCGCCTTGTGATCAGCGTACAGGGCTTGCCTGAGCTCGTCGTTCGTGTAGCCGTCAATGTGCCTAGCCTTGATACCGCTCGGGTGGGCATTGAACTTTTCCACCAGCGTCTTGCTGTGATCAATCGTAGGACAGAATGCTATTGCCCGCTTAGAGCCGTCAGGCGAGTGCTTGAGGTAGTTCTCAACGATGTCGCCGCTTAACTCATCATCCTGCATCATCGCAGCACCAAGGTCATCTGGGTGAAACTCTAAGCCACCTGTTGGTAGGCGTCGAGTACGGATGTTGGATGTGTCTACAGAGCTGCCAACGTAATAATCAATTGGCGCTAAATAACCCAGCTCGGTGAGCTCCTCGCTTGTGATGGGAATTAAAAGATCGTCCCAGATTTGCCCTAAACCCTTACTAAACGGTGTGGCTGAGAGCGCGACAAACGGGATGTTGTCGTAACGATCTAGGTACTTCTCTTTGAATCCCTTGTACACTGTGTGGGCCTCGTCAACCACAGCGAAAGAAAAATCCATGTTAGGACGTTGTACCGCTGTCTGTATAGAAGCTATCTGGATGAGCTTTCTGGGATCATAGCGGGGATCGTCTGCCTGCATTACAGAGTAGTCAATACCAAGCCGGTCCAGAGTGTCAGCTGTTTGCTGCACGAGCTTCACTCTGTCTGCAAAGAACACCGAACGACGCCCTGTCTCCGCATAGGCCAGCATCATAGTGAGAGAAACATACGTTTTTCCGTAACTACAGGGTGCTGCCAGTAACGGCCTCATGTGGCCTGTGCGAAGGGACTGACGAACCATGTCAATCCCTTTCTGCTGGTGAGGTCTAAGCTCCATCGAGAGCCTCCTCAATCTCGGCTTCGATCTGCCCGACAATCATGCGAGCCTTACGCTCAATGGAAAGGATGTCGTTTTCAAGCAGGCGTTTTGCCCAGTTTAAACGGTCACGGTAGAGCTCTAGCTCTTCTGCTTCTTCTGCTTCGATGGCTGCTTCCTGTGCGTCGAGGTAGCGGTTTAGATCTGCAATTACTGGGTCCATAAATTTCTCCGTCAAGAGTGCGCCCCGCAGGGTGCTAGGTTGATTACTTTAATACTATGATTTTTTGTACTCGGCCGTCAAAGTCATGAGTAGTTTCAAATGGAACGTAGCCACTGTCTCCAACTCGGAACCTGCCTTCAGAGCTGTCAGCATCAATGCTGATAGTAAAACCCTTAAAGAGTTTGTGGCCAGTCTCTGGATGAATAATCCAGCCCTTTTCAACAACAACACCTTCAATGTACTGGTCTTCTCGACCCTCGATAGGCTGGAAATCATAAGCTCGGATCTTCTGACCAACCTCTGCAACATTTTCAAATTTCATTTTTTTCTCCGTCAAGAGTGCCCCCCGAAGGGGGCTATTAAGTTAAGCTGCAAGTTTTTTGGCTAAGTCTTGATCGACTAAGTAGTAATGAATAGAAGCCTCTCTGCGAGCAAAAAGGTCCTTCTTAGCTACTCGATCACCAGTTACTTCAATCTTGTTGTCTTCAAGTATTTCAACAACGCCGTAACTTGAGCCTGAGTCATTGTAATCAAGGCTTACTTCCTTCAATGCGCGTTCTGAGTCATTGAAGACTGACAACAAAATTCCTGAATCGAGCAGCAACCAATTTTTGATGTAACCGAGCTCAGCCCAACGCTTCTCAGAGCCTACAATCGCTTGGCCTTTATATATATCGTTGCCTGCGTTTTTCGCTGCGATTACAGCCGC